GGCCGGCGCCGAAGGTTTGGAGGGCGGCCCAGGTCTCGGCCTGGGCGAGTGCGCCGTAGACGGTGTGCGGGTCGGCGGCGGCGGCGTGTGTGTCGACCTTCGCTTGGGCCTCGGCGCTGGTTTCGTACTGCGGGTGGTCGTCGTCGCCGAGGCCGGTGAGCGCGCCGTGGTCGGTGACGCCGCCACCGCCGCCCGAGGGGAGCGCGCCCTGGATGGTGAGGACCACGGCGTCGTCCTGGTTGGCGGGGTCCAGGAAGAGGACGGTGCATTGCCGGCCGGCCACCACGTCGGCGGCGGGGATGTCCGTCGCCACCCGGATGGCGGACAGGACGGTGGGGTGGGAGCCGACGAGCTGCACGTCGGCCTTGTGGGTGCCGGCGGTGTAGGTCTTGACGATGGCCTTGGCGATGATGCGGCCGCCGGGGATGCTCTGGGGGTCGTCGGCGAAGCGCTGGGTCATGGTTCCTCGTCTTGGTATTGGGCGTGTGCGTGCTCGATGTGGTCGTTGATGCAGTCGGGGCAGAGGTTGGCGTCGCAGTGGGGGTAGACGGTGGTGGCGAGCGTTCCGCAGTCTTCACACACGGGGGTCTCCTGGTGTGGTGGCGGTTGGTTGGGGGGGCTTCTCGTGGCTCTCAGAGGGTCGTTTTTCACGGCGCTCCCAGTTCGATGACGTGGTCGTATCTGGCCTTGCCGCCGGGCCCCCGCCGGTAGAGGGTGCGGAGGCTGAGGACGCGGCGCTTGGCGCCGCTGAGGCCGTGCCTGGCGTCGGTGAGAGCGATCACGTCGTTGACCTCCAGGCCGCAGTGGACGGGGGCGGTGATCTGGTCGCCGCGCGTGGTGTGGACGGTCTGCCTGCGCTGCTCGGCGGCGGCCCTGGCCGTGGCGTCGGCGCCGGCGGTGATGTAGGGGTCGGCGCGCTGGCGGGGGGCGGAGTAGAGAAGGGCGGTCTCGGTGTAGTCGACGTCCTCGGCGACGACGGCGCCGTCGGCGTCGGCGAAGACCTGGACGTGGTTGGCGTCCTTGAGGGCGTCGCCGTACTCGGCGGCGGCGATCTCCTGGCCGAATGCCGGGTCGAATGGGCGTTTGTAGGTGGCGTCGTTGGTGTCGGATGTGAGCGGTTCGTTTAGGAAAAGGAACTCGCCGCGGGCGTAGAGGCGGTCGGGGACGCGGTCGAGGGTGCGGCGGAAGGCGGTCAGGGCGGAGGTGCCCGGCGGCAGCGCGAGCGGTGGGTAGAGGTTGGCGCTGGCGGAGCTGGAGCCGCTGGCGCTCAGCTCGTAGCCGACGCGAGCGGCGATGTGCTGGAGCTGCTGGAAGATGTTTTTGGCGGCGGCGGCGAACTCGACGGCGCGGGGGAAGCGGTGGCGGGCCATGGCGGTCCAGGGGCTGCCGAGGGTGAGCTTGACGAGCGCGCGGCCGCCTTCGTAGACGTGGCGGATGGCCTCGACGTAGTAGGCGGCGTTGGCGCTGTACTCGTCGCCGGCGGTGGTGACGTAGCCGGGGCTGATGCGGACCTCGGCGCCTTTGGTCAGGGCGGCGGCGGCGCCGCTGCCCGGCGTGGTGTAGGCGCCGTCGCTGTTGTCCAGGATGAGCTCGGACAGCTTGGGGGTGTCCGTCTCGTGGAGGTCGGCGGTGACGACGCGGGCGGTGATGTCGGTGATGCCGTCGGCCACGGGCGCCTGGTAGACGTAGCGGGCGGTGGTGAGGAAGACCTGGGTGGCGTCGTAGGAGATGGCGGCGCCGAAGGGGGCGACGATGTTCAGGGGGACGGGCTCGCGCCATAGGGCGTCGACGAAGGCGGCGGTGGCTGGCTGGTTGGTGTGGTGGGTGCGGTCGTAGGCGACGGTTCCGGTGAAGCGTTGGCGGAAGGTCGCGCGGTAGACGTCGGGGCGTCCGGCGTAGGGGGCGGCGAAGAGGAGGCCGGCGGCGCTTATGGCGGTCTGGAGGATGACGCCGGCGCTCCAGGTGTTGGCGGCCTGGGAGAAGCCGTCGCCGAAGATGTACTGCCGGAGCTCCTGGACGGGGATGGCGGCGAGTGTGTCCTCGTCGGTGGTGACGACGTTCCAGTCGCCGCCGTAGGTGACGGCGACGCCGGAGTAGGAGAGGGCGCTGGAGGGGCCGTCGTAGCCGGTCCAGGCGCTGCCGTTCCAGCGCCAGGCCTTGACGCCGGTGCCGACGGGGCCGGGGATGACGGTGACGACGACGTTGCCGTCGGTCTTGCCGGCGGCGGCGAGTGCGGTGACGTCGCGGTCGTTGGTGAAGGCGAGCGCGAAGGCGCTCCAGGTTGCGCCGTCGTCGGCGCTGGTGGCCTTGTAGACCTGGGTCTGGGTGGCGTTGTTGACGATGAACGCCCACAGTGTGGAGCCGGCCTTGGCGAAGGCTATTAAGTTGGCCTTCGGGGTGACGGCGGGGGTCCAGGTGGTCCAGGAGGAGTACGTGTCGCCGCTGGTGGGGGTTTCGACGCGGGAGCGGTAGAGGGTGGTGCTTTCGAAGCGGGCGCGGGTGAGTGAGCCGTCGTCGGCGACGACCGCGGCGTGGCCGTTGTCCGCCTCGGCGCCGGCGTACCACTGCGTCCAGCGCAGGCGGCGGATGCCGGCGAAGCGATCGGCGACGGTGACGTGCAGGTGGGGGCGGCGGACGCGGGCCTTCTGGGCGGCGGCCAGGGTGCCGGAGAGGGACCGCACCGGCTATGGCCCTGGGTCGGTGTTCTGGGTGGGCGTGGGCTCGGCGGGGGCGTAGAGGCGGCGGCGCTTGATGCCGCGACGGGGTGCGACGCGCTCCTCGTAGCGGTTGCGGAAGTGGGCGGCCAGGGTGCGCCAGTCGCGGGTCGCCGGGGGGCCGCCGGTGTTCAGGGCGTTGGAGGCGTCGGCGGCCTGCTGGTCGCAGGCACGGGCGGCGGCGGCGTGAACGAGGGCGTCGTCGTAGTCCTCGGGCAGGGTCTTGGTGCCGTTGATGCTGTGGAGGCTCTGCCAGTAGATGATGCAGTCGGTGCCGTCGGGGATGCCGAGGCTGTCGATGCGCAGGACGTCGGCCCACTCGGAGAAGTCGACGAAGTTCTTGGGGTCGCTGCCGGTGGGCCACTCGACGGCGACGATGCGGACGCGCTCGGTGAGGGTCGCCAGGGACACGTCGCGGCTGCCGCTGGTGGTGGCGATAGTGGTGGTGCGCTCGCGGGGGATGCGGTGCGAGAGGTCGCGGAGGGCGTCCTGGATGTGCTGGTCGAGCTCGCCGGTGGTCCAGACGGCGGCGGCGGCGTCGTCAAGGACGGTCTGGAGGCGGCCCCTGATGGTGGCGAGCGCGGTCGGCACCTAGCGGCGCTCCTTTAGGCGGCGGGCTTTGGCCTGGGCGGGCTGGTGGGTTTCCTGGCGCGTGGGGCGCGTTTCCCGCGTGGGGGCGGGGGTGGGGGTGTGGGGGCCGCGATGACGAGTTTGCGGCCGCAGTTGCTGCAGCTCTGGTCGTCCTGTTCCAGGCGGACCTTTGTCTGGCAGCGGGGGCACCAGATGCCCGCCATGGTTAGTTGGTCCAGTCGCCGGAGGAGATGCCGTCAATCCGGCCGATCGCCTGGCTGGCCTTGACGCAGAGGGCGGTGTAGGCCTTCAGGCGGGTGCGGCGGGCGTCCTGGGTCTCCAGGGCGCCGACCTCTTCGACCTGGATGATGCGCTCAAGGTCGTCCTGGGCGTTGGGGTCGTCGGCGGAGATGCCGAACAGGCCGTCTTCGGCCAGCCGGCAGGCGAAGATGCTGGAGGCGGTGCCGCCGGTCTTGGCGGCGAAGGCGGAGCTGGCGATGGTCTCGGTGTCGGTTATGAAGTCGCAGGGGAGGATGGGGACTTCGTTGAACGTCTGGACCTGGCGGTCGATGCCGGCGACGTTCGTTAGGGCCAGGTCCCAGCCCTGGGAGACGGCGAGCTTCTGGATGCCGCGCCGGGTGCGGCGGCTCATGATCAGGACGGTGGGCCGGGGCCGGATGAGGTCGATCAGTTCGCGAAGCAGGGTGAAGGTTCCTACGCCTGGCGTGGCGACGGAGCCTGCGTGGAGCTGCTGGGCGGTTACGTCGTCGGCGATGATCTCGTGGAGGCCGTCGAACTGCGCGGCGGCGGCGTCGATGCTGCCGTAGATGGCGGCGTCGCCCCAGGTGTCGGCGAAGTTGCGGGCCTTGATTGCCAGCAGCTCGGCGCGGAGGTCCTGGTCTTTCGACCTGGTGACGCGGAGGAAGTTGTCGATGTCGGCGTCGCCGATGAGGATTTTAAGGGCTGTGGTGATGAGGCTGGTGGTGGGGACGCCTTCGGTGACTGTGCCGCCGGTGGCGATGAAGGTGGGGGCGCTGGCGGCGAGCTCGCGCTGGTACTGGAGGGCGTTGCCGCGAATGGGGGTGAACGGCAGGAGGCCGAGGAGCGGGTTCTGGTCCATTGTGATCTCGGCGACGCCGACGAGGACCTGATTGGTGCTGTACTTGTCGGCTTCGGCGAGTGTCAGGGCCATTGGTTAGCTCCTCTGGGCGAGCCCGAACTTGATGCGGTCGATGCCCTTCAGCCCCTCGGGTGCGGGGGGCGTTCGCTGTGCGCCGGCGCCTGTGGGGGTCGCGGCTGCAGCGGCGGCGACGGCGGCGGCGGCGGCGGCGGGCGTGGCGGCGCCGTTGGCAACGGTTTGCTCGCGGACGTGGTCGGCAACGGCCCTGGCGGTGGCGACGCTGGCCTGGATGGCCGCGAGGTCGTCGCCGGCGAAGGCCGCGTCCGGGAGGTCGGGGTTGGCGGCGCGGATGGCGGCGGTCTCCAGCTCCAGGTTGCGGGCCTGGGCTTGGGTGAGCTGTTCGGTGAGGGCTTGGGTGTCGGCCTGCGGCTGGGCGGCGGTGGCTTGTTCTGCGGCCGCCTGCTCTTCGGGGGTGGGGTTGCCGTTAGCGTCTGGCATTTCGTGAGGAGCTTACCCGCGTTTAGGCGCTGATGTCAAGGCCTCGATAGCGCGGGTCTCCTCCTGCCAGGTCGCCAGCTCTTTGTCTGGGTCGGGGGTCTGCAAGCGCCCCATGCTGCTGCGGCGGCTAGACAGGCCGTTGGTGACGAGCGCGGTCTCGTCTTCGATGTCCCGCGTCCTGTCTGCGGGGCCGGGCGGGTCCCAGGACGCCGTGAGGCCGGCGATGGAGTCGGTATAGGCGGTGCCGGTGAAGAGGTCGGAGAGGCGCAGGGCGAGAGCGGCGCGCTGGGTGTAGGCGTCGCCGCGAATGGTGCGCTTCCGGTCGACCTTCTGGAGGAGGGGCTGCAGCTCGACCTGCAGGGCGACGCCGGAGAGCTCGCGGTCCACGTTGCCGAAAGCGGTCCGGGGGGTCTCGCTGATGTCGTGGAGGGCGCGCAGGAGGTGGTCGGTGTAGTCCAGGTGGAGCTTGACGCCGCCGCCCTGCAGGAGGTCCAGCAGGTAGGCCTTGGCCTCCCTGGGCAGCTCCCAGACGGCGCCGGGGACGGCGGCGATGTCGGTGGCCTCGTCCACGTTCTCCAGGACGGCGATCGGGAAGCCGGAGAGCTCCAGGATGTTGCTGACGCGGGTCATCTGGCGGTTGAGCTCCTGTGCGATCTCCTGGAGGGGGAGAACGTCGGATTCGCCCCACCACCGTTTGGGGACCTGGTTGTTGGGGTAGATGACGAGGGGGATGAGGGCGTAGGGGTTGACCTGGGTGAGGGTGGGCGTGGGGCCGCCGTCGATCCAGATGTCCAGGGTGGCGTCGGTCCAGTCCTCGATGATTTCGGCGGTCTTGTCGCGTGGGGCGATGCCCCACAGGGCGATGACGTCCTCGCGGGGGAGGGTGTAGCGATGGGCGACGCGGGTAAACCGCGTGGGGTCGGTCGGGTGCGGCCAGGGGAAGAGGCCGCGCACGTCGGGGGCGGTGATGGCGACGCGCTCCTCTGCGGTGTCCCAGGTGACCTTGTAGGCGGCGTCGCCGAGGACGGCGGCGTCGATCTCGGTCACCAGGTCCAGGCGGGCCAGGCCGTTGTTGTGGGCCAGCTCCGCCAGGTAGTGCTCGACCGCGGCGGCGGCGGCGATGTCCTCGTCGCTGTCGGAGCGGGGGCTGGCGTTGACGGCGGCGCCCTTCATGGTGAACGTGGCGGTCTTGTTGACGATGGCCTTGGCGTAGTTCAGCGTGAGGCGGCGGACGCTGCGGGTGCGCGCCTCTGGCGCCGGCCACTGCTTGCCCTCGTAGAAGGCCAGGGCGCTGGTGTACTGCTGGAGGCGGTCGCGGTCCCGGTTCTTGAGGAGGTGGGGGAGTGGCGTCTGGTCGGTCATGGCGCTGTGGGGATTCTACCACGGGCGCGGCGGGGCTGCGCCTGGGTCGCGGCCTCGACCGCGAGGGCGGCGGCGGCGACGTAGTCGTCGTGCCCTTGGCTGGGGTCGACGTGCCAGCGGACCGTGCGGTTTGGCCGGTACTCGGCGCGGCAGAGCCGAAGTTGGCGCTGGGCCTCGTTGTGCTCCGCGCCGCCGTCGGCCTTCCAGAGCTTGAGGGCGCCGGTGTTCGCTGCGGCCTGGAGCTGGTAGCCCAGGTGGGACTTGCTCTGCTCGGTGAACTTGTAGGCGGTGACGCGGTGCTCGCCGAGGGAGCGGGCCAGGAGGATCGCCATGCCCTCGCCGGCGCCGGTGGCGTCCACGGCGACGTGGGCGATGTTCCAGACGTCGCGTAGCAGGCGGTGGAGGTGCGCGTAGAGGGCGTCGTGGCCGGTGCCCTGCCAGGCGTAGATGGCGACGGTCTCGGACAGTGGGAGGGAGTGCTTGGGGCCGGGTGTGACGCGGCTGATCCACAGGACGTTGTGGTCGCGGTCGCGGGGGCTGAGCGGGTCGGTTTCCTCGCCGGCGACGTCCAGGCCGGCGGCGTGGGTCTCGCCCTTCTTGGCGAAGTGGCGGCGGTCGTGGCTGCCCTGGAGGTTGGTGAGCTGGGCGGGCGACAGCAGGCGGCCCGTGCCCGGCAGTGGCGTGAGGTCGTACTGGCTGGTGAACAGGGGGTGCGTGGGGCCGAGCCGGATGCGCTCAGCCTCCACGTAGCGGGCGTAGGCGGGGACGTGCTTCGCCACCTCCTGCCAGGGGTATTCGAAGTGCCGCTGGAGGCCGTCCTTGCGCTCTCGCGCCTTGTTCTCGGCGACGGTGGCCAGCAGCAGGTCGTCCTCGCTCCAGGGTGTGCCGTAGAGGACGGTCGTGGCGGCGGTGCTGGCCGCCATCGGCCGGAAGTCCTTTGTGAAGCGGTCGGGGTCGATATCCTGGGCCTCGTCGGCCTCCAGCAGCAGGCCGGCGGTGGCGCCCAGGACGGAGGCGCCGGGGGCGGCGCTGAGGAAGTTCCAGGCGGCGGCGCCCAGGGTGAGGAGGTGGCCCTCCTCCAGGGCGTAGGCGTTGCGGAAGCCGGCGGCGTCCAGGTGGGCCCGCAGGCGGCGGATGCTGTTGCGGAGCTGCGGCGTCAGGGTGGGTGCGGTCTTGACGCCGATCGCGTGGGGGTTGGCCATGTTGGCGACGAGGAGGACCTTCTCGATCCAGGCGCTGAGCTCGTTCTTGCCGGCCTGCCGGCTCATCAGGACGGTGAATGTGTGCCCGCCGCCGAGGCGGGCGTCGCGGATGATGGCCCGCGCCGGCTCGGCCTGGTAGGGGCGGAGCTGGATGGTCATTCGGGTTCCGGTAGGTGGGCCTGGACGGCCTCGATGACGATGGTGATAGGGACGCGGCCTGCGGACAGGTCGCGCAGGATGGCCAGGCCGGTGGCGTATGAGGGGATGGCGATCTGGATGCGCAGGGGGAGGGGCCCGCCGGTCTTGCTGTCGGTGGACTGGGTGCAGCGTTCCAGGCGGGCGCTGTAGTGGGGTTTCATTGTGCGAGCCCCGCGTACCAGATGGCGAAGGCCAGCAGGAGGATGAGCAGCAGCACGGCGTAGGGCCAGGCCCATCCTTCGGGGTCGTGGTCGTTCATCGCGTCACCGCCTCCTGGATGGCGCTGAGCTGGTGCAGGGCGTCGATGGTGCGGGCCTCGATGGCGGCCAGCTCGCGGTCGGCGGCCTGGAGCTTCTGACGCCGGTCGCGGATGCGGCGGAGCAGGCCGGCGCCGTTGGCCGTCCAGGTGTTGATCTCGTCGTCCAGGCCGATGTCCTGGGGGTCGGTCATGAGGTGCTCTCCTCTCTTTGCCGGTGGTCTGTCCACCGGCAGTAGGGGCAGCGGAGTCCGCCGCCCGCGGCTGGCTCTGCGAGTTCCTGGTGGACGAGGTATCGGATGAGGGCGCCGGGGTTGGCGATCCCCTCCGGGTGGTCGTGGATGTACTGGAGGACCTCGCAGATGACGCCGGCGGCTGGGGCGTGGTCGTGGACGAAGGGACCGGCGCCGAACAGGCCGGCGGCGGTGAGCTGCAGGACCAGCGGGGCCAGGTGGGCGTTTGATTGAACCGGCGGTGTTGTTGTTGTGACGGTAGGGAAGTGGACGAGGTTGCCGGTGGGCTCCTGGTGGCGCAGGTGCGGGGCCACCCAGGCGAGGCGGCGTTTGATTGTACCCAGGCCCTCCTTGACGTAGGGGAGGAGCTGCTGCCGGACGTCGGCGGGCAGGGCGGCGAGGGCGCGGGAGAGGCGGCGGGTCTCCGGGTCGCCGGAGTAGAGGCCGTGCAGGAGGCGGTTCTTGTTACCCCGTGGCGCGCCTGCGCCGGGGCGGCGCCCTCCCCGGGGGCTCACCGGTTTATCTGCTCCCTGTACTGGCCTGCGCGGCTTGGGCTTCTGCTTCGGCGGCTGGCCTGGGGGGGCGGGTTGATGCGGTCCAGGGTGCAGCAGCGGCCCGCCTTCCGGTTCTGCCAGGGGCAGTTGCAGCCTTCGTGTGGGTGCCGGCGGCGGTAGGCGGCGATGATCTGGGCCTCCTGGCCGGGGTACCACTTGAGGAGCTGCTGCAGGGCGGCGTCGTTGGAGATGGCCTCGGATTCGTTGAACGTGGGCTGAATCGAGTCGTTGGGCATGGGTACAATCAAACGCGCAGCACGTCCAGCACCACCAGCGCAGGGCGTGGGTGGGCCAGCGTTCCAGGTGCTCCCGGACGTGGATTGGGAGGAAGAAGGGGAGGAAGGGGGGCAGGTGTTGGGGGCGTGGGCAGTCGAGGCAGATCAGGCCGGGGCCGGTGTATCCGGCGGTCTGGGCGAGCTGGCGGAGTAGCTGGAGTTGGAGCCGGTCGGGGGCGTACAATTGGGGCCGATTCTACGCCGAGCGGGGGCAGCCGTCGATGCGAACATGTATAGTGCGAACCTGCCCGGCTGCCCTGTTCTCCCTGGGGTTGGTGCTGGCCGCGATTATAGCATGGGCCGGTGGCTCTGGCCTCTGCGGTGGTGCTCTGCAATGGCCGTCTCCTCTCGGTGCCCCTGCTGTTGGCCCGGCGC